AACGAAAGTGTAAAAGAGGGTGTACGAACTCAGCAAGAGGCTAACGCATTAATAGCCATGGCCCGTGAAAAAGCAAATAGAGAAATAGCACAATCGGATGCGGATAGAGCAAAAGCCACAAAAGAGTTTGAGCAGCAAGAGTTTGAGAAACGTCAGGAAAAAGAACGCAAGCACATTGAGGAATTAAACCAATGGAAACTTGAGGCCGAAGCAAAATATCAACAAAAAAGACGTGAGAAAGCCGATGAGGATTTCAGGCGTGAACTTGAAGTACGCGAAACAATAGGCGGAGAAAAAGACAATGTATATAAAATGATTGGATTGCCAACCCCTGAAAAGGCACAGGCGGCAATGGATTTGATACGGGCTAAAAAAGACCGCGAAGCGCAAAGGGAAATAGAGACTGAAAGAAAAATAGCTGAGGCAAAAAACGAAATTTCACAACAAAGTGTAAATATTGCAGGGGCTATTAATGCGGCATTGCTTCAAAATGATAATGTTTCAAAGACAATCGCATTGGCTCAAATAGCATACGATTCAGCACAAGCTATTACTAAAGCATTAAATACTACGTCAAGCCCTTCTGCGGATAACGTAGCCACAGGGGGATTGGCGGGTATTGCAAAGTTTGCTACCATTGCAGGTATCATTGCCGTAAATACTGCACGTGCTGTTCAAATAGTAAAGTCAAGAAATCCATCAATGGGTGGTAGTGGTTCAGGCGGAGGCCGTTCATTTAATACCCCTGCTCCACCAAGTTTTACCCCAGCACAAGGCGCAACTGTTCAAGGTGCGGGTGATATTCAATTAAGCAACCAACCACAGGCCACAAGGGTATTTGTAGTTGAAAGCGACATAAGAGGAACAATGAATAGAGTGGATGTAATTGAACGCAATAGGACTATTGGTTAAAAGGTAAATGTGAACTCAAATTGTTTTAGGTTATATGAACTTACCTATTTATAAGTTAGTAGTTGATGAAGAAGAATTGGGATTAGAGGCCGTTGCCTTAGTTGATAACCCAGCCATTCAAGTTAATTGGCAGGCGTTCAATAATAGTAAGCCTATAAAATTCCAACAGGTAGGAGACAGGCAAATAGTAAGCGGGCCATTAATGATTCCCGATTTACCTATATATCGCAGGGATAATGAAAAAGGCGAACACTATGTAATATTTGACCGTGATACCATTGAGCAATGTGCGCTTAAGTATTTTAAAAACGGGTTGCATAATTCGGTTAATATCATGCACGATTCGGACGAAGTAGTGAACGGAGCGACAATGATTGAAACGTTTTTTATTGACAAGTCCAGAGGCGTAGAAACTCCAAAAGGATATGACGAATTGCCAGACGGAACATGGTGGGGAACTTACAAAATAACAGATAAAAACCTTTGGGAAAACTTTATAAAGACAGGTGAGTTTAAAGGCTTCAGCGTAGAGGGTTTATTTAAATACGAATACGAAAAACAGGAAGATGCTAAATTGATTGAAGAAATCACCAAGGCATTGATAAATGGTAACAATTAACATTAATTATTTTATACACAATGGACATTCAAAGTTAGCAACCTTAGCAGATGGAGTTACACAAGTAGTAATTGAACCAGCATTAGAAGCTGGCGCGGTTGTTTCGGTTATTGATGCCGAGGGCAATAAAGTTACAGCCCCAGCGGGTGAGCATCAATTAGCTTCAGGCGAAGTTATCACAGTTGATGAAACAGGTGCTATTACAGAAATCGAAATCGAGGACGAAATGAAAAAGGACGATAAGAAAGTAGAAGAAGAAATGGCTGCCCAATTTGCTGAAATCGCTAACGGTATCAATGCAAAAATTGCTGAAGCTACCGACAAATTTAACGAGCAAATTAACGCTTACAAATCAGAGTTGTCAGAAGCAAAGCAAGCCTTTGAAAATGAAAAAACTAAAAACGCTGAATTTGCAAAGCAGGTGTTTGACTTATTAAACAAAATTGCTGATAGCGAGTCAGGATCAAAAGAAGCTGCAAGCAAACAAAACTTCACTAAGGTAGCAAAAGAAGTTACCGCAAAAGATGAGGTTTCAGAATTAGTAAACAATTATTTATCACGAATCAACAAATAAAAATTTATAACAATGTCAAGTTTTAATTTAGCAGGGCTTACAGCCTACACAGAACAAAATGCTACCGCTTTAAAGTTGCGCGCATTTTTCACTTCGAAATCAATCCGTACTTTCACAGTTGAGCAAGGATATAAAGGTGCAACAACCTTAAACCGTGCCGCTGTTAATCTTTCACTACAAGCAGGTGGATGTGGTTGGACTACTACTACCGCTAACAGCGTAGCGTTAACACAACGTACTTTAACCCCTGGTTCGTACAAAATCAATATGCCGTTTTGTATTAAAGACCTTGAGGCTTACTTTACACGCGCTTATTTACCAGTTGGTCAACAGGCTAACCAATCAATGCCAACTGAATTAGAATCAGTATTTATGGATGGTGTTGTAGGTCGTTTTGGTGAAATTATCGAGCGCGCAATTTGGCAAGGTGATACAGGTTCAGGTGATGCGAACTTGAATAAGTTTGACGGATTTAACAAGATTTTAGACGTAGCTACTTCGGCTAACTCTTTCAATCCTGCTACTTCTGCATGGTCAATTTCAACTTCATTTGATATTATCGATGGTGTTATTAACGCTATCCCAGCTGAGGTAATCGATAAAGAAGATACCCAAGTTTACATCTCAATGCCTCGTTTCCGCGAATACTTGACAAGATTACGTCAATTAAACTTATTCCACTACAATGGAAATGCAGCGGTTGAAGGTGGAACTCCAAGTTTTGAAATCGTACACCCAGGCACTAACGTTAAAGTTGTAGCGTTAAACGGATTGACTAACTCAAACAGAATCTGGGCTGGTCAGGCTTCAAACTTTGTAATCGGTGTAGACAACCCATTTGAATCAACCTTGATGGATATGTGGTATTCACAAGATAACCGCGAAGTGCGTTTCGCATTAGAGGGTATGATGGGTGTTCAAGTTTACTACCCTGAACAAATTGTTCGTCAAGTAATCACAGTAGCTTAATAATTAACAAGGGGCGTGAAATACCGCCCCATATTTTAAAATAATATGTGTAATTTAACAACAAATATCACAGTTGACTGCCGTAATTCGGTTGGTGGTATAAAGGAGTTGAAATTACGTAAGCACCCAAGCACTAACGATATTACACTTACCTCAGCAAATGTTGTGAGTGCTATTGCTACAAGTGGTTGGTACAAATACGAATTTCGTCCTGAGACTGCCTCGTTTACTGAAACAGAAAACGAAAACGATGTAAATGGAACGGTGTTTTATGAGCAAGTACTAAATGTAATGCTTCATAAACTAAACACTACTACCCGTAATGAATTAAGAATATTAGCACAAGCCCGTTTAGATGTGGTTGTAGCTGATAGAAATGGTAAGTACTGGTTATTGGGTTGGAACAACGGTTTAACTAAATCGGGAACAGCCGTAACAGGTCAAGCCATGGGAGATATGAATGGTTATACGTTGGTGTTCACAGGTAAAGAAGAATTATCAATGGTAGAAATCACTTCAGCAACATACGCCACACTCACAGCTTAATCCATATTTTCTAATTGTTTAAAGGCCACTCTTAACGGGGTGGCTTTTTGTTTTGTAAAATAATCAATGTTTTTTGTTTTATTAGTATGATTAGCATTAACAAAGGCGAACTTAACGAGGTATATTTAACTCTTGCAGAAAAGACAACTGTTACCGTGCCTCAATATTTATTCGAGGTTCAAAATGCAACTACACTTGTAAAGAAATACTTTACTGCTAATTACACTACAAGCGCACAATATCAAGTATTTTATATTTTAGATAGCGCAACCGAAGACTTATATAACGGGGTGGTTGATTTTGTGAGTGGATTTTATCAATACAAAATTTATCAAGAGCGCAACGGATTAGTGCCAGTTGGTGAACCGATTGAATATGGCAAAGTACAAGTAATAGCTGAACCATACACAGAAACATACTACACTAATTTAGTACAAACGAATAAAGTATATACGAATGAGCAATAATATTAAAGTAATAAAATTAGCCGTAACCAAGGTAGAGGATTTTCAAGAAAAAAAGGGGAATCAGAAATGGGTGTTTTGGGGAAAGTTTAATGACTATCCGCAAAAGTTAATTAAGCTATTTAACGAAAGTGCAAAGCATGGTGCTATTGTAACAGGTAAAGCCAGTTATGTAGTAGGGCGTGGAGTAATTCACACTAACCCAACAGCAGAAACTGACAAGTTTATAAACAAAGCAAATCCAAATGATACACTCGAAGTATTATTAAAGAAATTAGCATTAGATTATGAGTTGTTTGGTGGGTATGCTATATTGGTAGTGCCTAATATTCTAAAAGATAAACCAGCTTCTTACTATCATGTAGATATATCAAAGGTTCGTTTAAGTGAAGACTGCAAAACGGTGTTCATTAGTGATGAATGGGAAACGGCTAAAACGGGCAAGCCTAAAAAGGCCGTGAGAGAATATCCTGTATTTGATGGTTCGTATCAAAGTGAAAGTATTATCTTATACACCTGCTACCGTCCAAATATAGGCATATACCCACAGCCTGAATACACACAAGGGTTAGCAGCGATTGAAACCGATGCAAGGGTGAGCAATTTCCATTTGAACAATTTAAGAAACGGTTTTTTTGCTAATAAGATAATCAACTTTAACAACGGATTACCAAGCGCAGAAGAACAGGACGATATAGAAAGAGCCGTACAGGACAAGTTTACTTCGGATGAAAATGCAGGTAAATTTATGCTTGCATTTAATGACGGTACGGAACGTGCAACCACAATAACCGATTTAAGTGCGGGTGATTTTGGGGACCAGTTTTCTCAGTTACGCAAAGATACCGAACAGGAAATATTTATTGCCCATAAGATTCCAAGTCCGATGTTATTTGGTGTAAGGGTAGAAGGCCAATTAGGAGGCCGTAATGAGTTATTAGAAGCGTTTGAATTGTTTAAAAACACCTATGTAGAGGAACGCGTATTACATTTTGAAAACTTAATAAACGAATTAGGTACATTAAAAGGCTTGCCGACTGGATTTGAATTATTGCCATTTGTGCCTATGCAAATGCAAATGAGTGAAAACGTAATGTCTCAGGTATTAACTAAGGATGAGATACGCGAAATGTATGGATTTAAAGCTATTGATATTAAGACTAACTTAAACGCTACAAATGATGCAATTAACTCTTTAAGCCCATTAGTTGCGAATAAGGTACTTGAATCAATGACACCAAATGAGATTCGTGGTTTAGTAGCCTTGCCTCCTAAAGAGGATGGAGGGATAATACCTGAAACTCAGCCAGCGCAATTTAAATTTAATGATGTAAAAGAAATTGCTGTTTTTAGCAAATACGGTTCATTAAAAGAAAAGTTTGAAAAGTTAAATGCGGTGCAGGTTAAACACCTAAGTATGGCTGATATGGACACCTTTCATATTTCATTTAATGAAATCCAAAAAGAGCAAGGTGTAAATGAGTACGAAAAAGGGATATTGAAAAAAATTGCCCAAGGGCAAAATCCAAAAATTGAAGCCAAAACTGAAGAAAAACTTAAGGGCAAAAAATTAATTGTAACAGATCGCGAAAGCGGGGCTTATAAATTAACTGAGTTGGGTGGTTTGCTCTTAACCGAGTTGCAACCAAATAGAGAGTTGGCAAAGTTGCGCACGGTCTATGAGTATGTTAAAAGACCAGATGCAAGCGGCCCTGATATTTTGCCTGATGGTAGAACCCGTGGATTTTGCGAAGCGTTGGTTAAGTCAAATAAATATTTTAGCCGTGAGGATATCAACAATATTAGTGCGGAATTAGGCTATGATGTTTGGACTTTTAGGGGCGGTTGGTTGACATTGCCTAATGGAAATCACAGGCCATCATGTAGACATATTTGGAACGCAGTTTTAGTAGCAGAAAAATGAGAACAGCAATATTTATAACTGAAGATTACTTGAAAGAAAATAGCGTTATTAATGGTAACGTTGATTTCAAATACATATTAGCCAACTTAAAAACGGTTGAAGATATGTACATTCAAACTATTATTGGTACTAATCTTTATCGTGAGTTAAATAGCCAAATAACTAATGGCACAGTAACGGCCTTAAATAGTACGTTAATTGAAGAATACATACAGCCAACTATGATTTATTACTTACTTGCTGAAATGCCTTATGACATGACGTACAAGTGGGAAAACAAAGGCATAATGAAAAAGAGTTCAGAAAATAGCGCACCTATTGAATTGAATGAGATTGAAAAGTTGGCTGCAAAGAAACTTCAAACTGCGAGGTTTTACGCTCAACGTTTAATTGATTATTTATGTGCCAATAAAGAGCTATACCCAGCATACTTTACTACTACAGGAGAGATTGACGAAATGAAGCCCGTTGATAGTATGTATAGTTATGGTGGCATTTATTTGGGCCAACAAAGAAAAAAGACTTTGCAAGAGAAATACAACAACCCATGAGAAAAATAGGCAGCAAAAAAAAGGATAACTTCAATAAGTTAATGTCATTTATTTCACAAGTAAAAGAAAATGCAATCAGCAACGATAAATCAGATAAAGGATTGGCTGCAAACAAAGTGTTTAGCACATCCAAAAATTAAGTCATACGAATGGGAAAGCGAGGCCGACAGTAACACGGAGTTGGATTTCCCTGTGGCGTTGTGTATGGTTGGCGGGCAAGTAACGCAGGCGGGTGTGGTTATGTCCCTGCCTTTGTCTATTATCTTAATGGATTTAGTCAACAAAGGAGATAACAATAAATACGATGTAAGTTCAGATATGCTAGAAGTAGCTAAGGACTTAACCGCTGAATTGAGGGCCGAAAATGACTTATTTATACTGGATGAAAACACGATTGGATTTCAGGATTTCTATGATGAAAAGTTTGATACCGAGGCCACAGGTTGGATATTAACAGCTACCGTTAAATTGGTAAATGACTTCAATATTTGTTATAAAGTAGACGAACCTGTATTTTTAATGGATGAACAAGGAAACTTTTT